GTACTATACCTGTATTGGTTCAAAATGGTGATAGTTTAATTAAAGTAACAAACACAACTCAATACTCATCATCAATATCGGCAAGTGGAGCTGAATTAGATATTATTACATCATCATTTAAGCATGTGGCTGATATTATTGAAAATGGTGTTGCGTTTGTACCGGATTCATTGGCAAGAAACTATGATTATGGATTTGAATTATCTACACCAACTTTATTACATATAAGTTCTAAAGAGCAAACAATTGGTACGGGTTCATATAACTTATCAACTCAAATTACAAATGTAAGTTCTTCTTATGGTACTGTTGTAAACATTGTTAAAAACGGATTAAGTGTATTACCTACATTGGTAGCAAGTACATCATCATCTTTAAAAGTAACAAACGCAAATCCTATAAAACAATCAATATCCGCATCATCTTTTGATACTAATAAGATTGCAAGTGGATTTGATTTGATATTAAATGTAATTGAAAATGGAACATCGGTTCTACCAACAATTATATCAAATACATCGGCAAGTATTAAAGTAACCGATACGCCACAATTGATAAGTGGAAGTGCAGCCGGAAGATTGCAGGGTAAATTAATATCATCATCTTTATCTTTGGTAATTGATGTGTTATTAAGTAATGGTACAAGCTCAATTACATATAGACCATCAACATATCCGATAGCAAATTCAAATGCAAAGATAAATTCAGCATATAATCTATTGGTAAGTAACTCTAAATTTATAGTTGATGAAACTATTGCTTATATGAGTTCATCTTGGAGTGGATTTGAATATACACAAAGTAAATGTGAAAGAGATTTGACAGGAATCCTTAGTGGTTCAGCATTTGACCTTTTATATGGTGGTAACTCAGCATCTTTGTTTAATGGTAAGTTCTATTTTGATTTCCCATCTCAAGCTACTGGTTCACAATTAGACCAAACAATTACGGCAATCAAATACGCAAGTGGATTGGCTGAAAAGGTTGTATTGAATACTCCGTTTACACATATATCGGCATCAATTAACCAACCAACATCAGCATCTTGGAATTCATTAAGAAATAACAAAGCATTTATACAAAGTGAATCAATTGCATATCTATCTTCTTCTTGGGATGAATTTGAATATACCGAAAGTACTTGTAGGAGAGATATTGGATACATTATAGATGCAGTGGCAACCGATTTGCTATATGGTGGTAACGAAAGAAGTGTTGTAGCTGGAAGATACTATTATGATTTCCCATCTCAAGCTACAAACGCACAATTAGAACCAACATTGACTGGTGTAAGATACGCAAAAGGAACGGCTATGAACGTAGTTGTTAATAAGCAGATATTTACAGCATCTTTGGAAGTTCAATACGCATACGATTTAATAAAAGCTAACAAATTATTCATACAAAGTGAAAGTATTGCATTTGTAAATGTTAAATACCCTAACTTAGATTATAGTGAAAGTAAATGTTATAGAGATTTAGGATATATCATTGATGGAGTAGCAACTGATTTATTATATGGTGGAAACGAAAGAAGTAGAAAGAATGGGGATTACTATTATGAGTTCCCATCTCAAGCTAATGGTTCTGGTTCGCAAGTTGTAGAAACGGTAGAGGCAATTAAGTACGCAGCTAGAATAACAACGGCATCTATTAGTAGTACATTAATATCAATACCACAAATTATACCTAATACGTTAGCAAATATTAAAGTAACAAACGCTAACCAATATATTTCAGCATCATCGGCAACTTCTACTGAAGCAACAATACTATCCGCATCAATTGCTATCGTAACAAACATAGTTGCTAACGGAACTGGTTCGGTAATAGTATCGGCATCATTAAGTTTACCAACATCATCTTATACAATTGCGGTAAGTGATGATAATAGATGGATTGCATACGGAATATTAAAAAATAACATTTCATTCATACAGGATGAGACTATTGCATATCTATCATCATCTTGGTCAACGGCATCTTATGATGAAAGTAAGTGTAGACGTGATGTGGGCTTGATTATAAGTGGGGCAGCTGAAGATTTGATATTTAACTCAAATTCAGCATCATTATTTAATGGTATATTCTATTATGAATATCCATCACAAGCGCAAGGAGCACAATTGAATCAAACGCTTGATGGAATAAACTACGCAAGTAAGTTAGCACAAAAAGTAATTCAAAATGTAACTTATGTAACTGCATCAGCAGTTGTATCTGCATCATACGCATTAATAAGAAAAAATAGAGAGTTTATACAAAATGAAACTATCGCTTACCTATCTTCTTCTTGGAGTACAGCATCTTATATTGAATCAACTTGTAAAAGAGATGTTGGTCATATTATAGATGCGGTTTCTACGGATTTATTATATGGTGGAAATGAAAGAAGTACAAACGCTGGGGTATTCTATTATTTATATCCATCACAAGCTCAAGGTTCACAATTACAACCAACATTGACAGGTGTTAATTACGCAGGACAACTTTCTAAGAATGTTGCGGCATCATTAACATTTGTGACAGCATCACAATTGGTATCAGCATCGGTTAATTTGTTGAGAAAGAATAGAGAGTTTATACAAACGGAAACACTAGCTTACTTAACTGCTAGTTGGAGTACATTTGAGTATGATAAAGATAAGTGTAAGAGAGATGTTGGTTATATATTAGATGGTGTTACTACCGATTTATTATATGGTGGTAATGAAAGAACTGTATTGAATGGTAAATTCTATTACGAATATCCATCTTTAGCAATCGTTGAAGGTGATGGTGATGGTGTTGGTCAATTAGGACAAACAATTGATGGTATAAACTACGCAGGTAGAATAGCACAAAAGATTGCACAAAATATACAATTTGTAACGGCATCAGTAGAGGCATCCGCATCATTTGATTTATTAAGAAAGAATAAAGCATTTATTGCAGATGAAACTATCGCTTATGTTAGTTCTTCTTGGAGTGGTGTGTATTATAACGAAACAACTTGTAAGAGAGATGTTGGATATCTAATAGATGCGGCAGCAACGGATGTATTATATGGTGGACAAGAAAGAAGTGTAATAGCAGGACAGTATTATTACTTATATCCTTCTAACGCAATCAATAAAGGTGTACCATCAACTCTAAACCAATTAGACCCAACTCTTACTGGTATCAGATATGCTGGAAAGGTAGCTAAAAAAGTGATAATTAATCCAACATATTTAGTACCATCTGCATCTTTATTAACAACAGCAAAATTGTTGACAGATAATAAACAATTGATACAAAAAGAAACTATAACATTCTTAAGTTCTTCTTGGAGCAATTTGAAATACAATGAAGTAAGTTGTTCTAGAGATTTAGGATTTATCATAGATGCAATCAGAACTGACTTAGTTTATGGTGGTAATGAAAGAAGTATTGAGGCAGGTTCTTACTACTATAAATTCCCATCAGTAGCAATATTAGATAGTTATGGTGATAATAATGGACAAAAGAAGCAAACAATAGACGGTATTAACTTCGCAAGAGGAATATCTGAAAAAATTGTAGCAAACACTTTATTAACTTATTTAGCACCATCAACTAAGAGAAGACAAGCAGCTGAAAGATTGAAAGCTGGTAAGGATGAATTAAAACAAAGAGCAATTGGATATACAAATGGAGCATTTCCATATTTAACATATAATGAGGCAAGTTGTTCACGTGATACTGGATTTATTGTAGATGCAGCTGTAACTGATTTATTATATGGTGGAAATGAGAGAGGAATCAGAGCAGCATCTTCATACTATGATGGTCAATACGGAAGTGCAATAGCTGTAACTAGAGACCAGTTATTAGAAACATTGGAAACAAATCGTTATCTAAGAACTAGAGCAGAGTTTATAGCAGCAGGAGCGCCATTGGAATCATTTGGTTCTCTAATTGTGGCAACTGGTATTGACTACTCTTATAATGGTAGTGGTGTGACATTTAAAGCACTTCCTCCAAATCAGGGTGGTAGTGGTGTTGCAAATCCGGCATTTGAAATTACGGAATTGGGTGGTGGTAGAATCTACTTCACATCCGGTAATGAAACTGGTGACTTTAGAATTGGTACGGGTTTAAGTATTAATCAGGCAACTGGTACTCTTGTGGGTAGAACATTTAGTAAATCTCTATTCTCATTAGTAACTCCGTTCTCATTGGCACTACAAATATAAAAAAGAAAAATAAAAAAATAAAAAAATGGCAGAAGTTTTTGTACCCTTAAATCGGTTTCAGTCAGTAGTAACAGGATTGACTGGAGAGCCGGATGAAATATATACAACACCCGCGGGTGTATCATCAATTGTGTTATCTTGTCAAATTACAAATAATAGTTTGGTAACACAACCTGTAACTATTTTTGTAACATCAAACAAAGAAATACCTGTACCTCAATTTACGGATATATATAGTGGTAGTGCTTTTGTTAGTTCTTCTGTATCTTTATTGAATTTTAGTGGAAGTTTTTCTAGCGCATCTTTATTATTAAATGCAAATAGACAATTTTTAAGAAAAGAGATAGCAGCATATACATCTAATCAAAATAATTTATCGGAAACTCCATTTACTTTTATATCATCATACTTTGAGCAAAATACATTAGATGATGTTGATGCAATAAAATATGATATTGTAAATAATACGACAATTAGAACAAGTAAAGCAGCAAAAGCTTATTTTGACAAAAATGGAGTATCATTAATTGATGAAACAGAATATTCAGCATCTATATTTGCTTTAGATTATTTAAAAGTATTATCAAACCAAATTATAAAAAATCAATCAACAACTGGTTCTGATGCATCTCCATTATTATTTCAAGCTGGAGTTACTCAATCTGTGTTAGATGGATTTGTGAATGGAACGCAATCTGGTATATCAGCATCTATATATGTGGTAAATTCTTTAGTTGATGTTATTAAAGCTACAATTGAATCTCCTGTGGTTGTTGAACAAGAAGCTGTGAGGTTGGTAACAAACGTAACAATACCACCAGCAGATTCTTTATCTCCTGTTGTTTCTGGTAAATTAGTATTAGAAGAAACATACGGATTTATTGTTTCTGGTTCAACTGAATTAACTGTGGTTCTTTCTTTGTTAGAAAGTGCGAATGAATAACAATAATATCATTGATTGATATTTATAAGGGATTCTCTATATTTATAACAAAGCTGGAAAGTAACGCATGGCAATTAGTAATCTATTAACGGGTAGGGTAAGGGTAGTAAGCCCGAAAAATGTAACGGCAGACAGATATCAATTTATTGATTTATCTCAAGTTGAACCAAATTTAGGGGTTCCTGATTTTTCTGCGTCATTATTAACAAATCCTGCGTTAGTAGTTTCTGATAGTGATGGTAATAGAGGATTTGCAAGAACAATTAGTTTAGACCAAATTTCAGGTTCTTTTTCTGGTTCATTTCAAGGAGATGGTTCTAATTTAACAGGTGTAAAAGCTGATGTATCTCCACAAATATCAAGTGGTTCGGCAACAGCATCGATTTCTCCTGATAGAGGATTGCAAATAAATGTAGATACTACCATTTTAGGTAATTTATATGTATCTCAGTCAATTATAGCTGACCAACTAATTGTAAATATAATTTCATCTTCTGTAATTTATTCATCTGGTTCAAATATTTTTGGTGATGCAGAAAATGATAAGCAAGAGTTTACTGGTTCTGTACAAATACAATCGGAATTAATAGTTAATACTGTTACTGGTTCATCATTTAGTGGTTCTTTTACTGGTTCGTTTTTTGGAGACGGTAGAAATTTATTTAATTTACCAGAAGCAACAAAATTAGCTAGTGGTAGTGTAACCGCATCGGTATCACCAAATACGGGATTTGTTGTAACATCAATAGCTAGTGGTTCTACTTTCACTGGTTCTCTTTTTGTAAGTGGAAACGTTGTAATACCATCTGGTAGTGGATTCTTTAGTGGTAGTGGTGCTGGGTTGTTTAACATCCCGTTATCGGCGCTTAATATTGAATCATTAGTATCAAATAGAATAGCTAGTGGTTCAGCAACAGCATCAATTTCTCCAAATAGAGGATTGGTGGTAAATACAACCATTACCGCCTCAATGTATTCTGGTTCTGGTAAAGGATTATTTGATATTCCTATTTCTGCATTATCACAAGAAGTATTTAGAATTGCAAGTGGTAGTGTTACAGCATCAGCATCTCCTAACTTTGGTTTTAGAGTACAATCATCTACAGTCGGTTCTCAAATAACTGGTAGCTTGTTTGTTACTGGAAATATAGAATTAGGTGTGGGTGCGTATTATAGTGGTAGTGGTGAGAAATTATTTAACATACCTCGTTCAGCTTTAACTCCTGATGCGTTAGTAGCAACATTAATAGGAAGTGGTAGTGTAACAGCTTCAACTTCTCCTGATTTTGGATTTAGAGTAGAATCATTTCAAAGTGGTTCGCAATTTACTGGTTCTCTTTTTGTAAGTGGAGCTAGAGGTATTGAAATAGTATCCGGTTCATCTTTCTCTGGAAGTGGAGCTAGATTATTTGATATACCCGTTTCCGCTCTTAGAGATTTAGACCTTACAAGAATTAGAAGTGGTTCGGCAACAGCATCAATTTCTCCAAATAACGGATTGGAGGTAAATATATTTTCTTCATTTACTGGAAGTATGATAGTATCCGCATCTGTAAAATACTTACCTTCCCAATCAATTCAAACTGTATTTAATGTAACTAATACTGGAGTTAATTTTTATACTTTTAGTGGAGCAGCTGAAGGTAACAATCCTACTTTAACTTTAGTAAGAGGTATAACATATACATTTAATTTAAACGCATCGGGTCATCCATTTTATATAAAAACAGCACCTGGTACTGGTACTGGAAATCAATATACAACAGGCGTAACTAATAATGGAGATGATGTAGGAGTTATAACATTCGCAGTTCCTGCAAACGCACCATCGATGTTATATTATCAGTGCCAATTGCATTCAGCTATGGTTGGTACTATTAATATAGTTGATGCAATAGTTCAGAGAGATAGTGGTGTTCTTATATATGGTGATGAAGTTATTAGTGGAAGTTTAAATGTAAAAGATGTTGTAAGAGCAAGAGAGTTTACAGGTTCAATAAGTTCATCGTTTATTCAAGGTGATGGTAGTGGTTTATACAATATTCCTCGTTCAGCTTTCACCGGCGATTCGTTTAGAATAGCAAGTGGTAGTGTAACAGCTTCTGTATCTCCAATTGTTGGATTTAAAGTAGAAACATCAGTAACTGGTTCTGAAATAGGTTCTCAGTTTACTGGTTCAGTTGCAGTAAGTGGTAGTGTAACCGCATCATTCTTTATTGGAGATGGTAGTAGATTAATTAATATAACTGTTCCACCGCAAGTAGCAACTAGAATAACAACTGGGTCTATAACAGCATCTGTGGATATAAACAGAGGTTTTAGAGTTGAAGCTACTACTATTGGTTCTGAATTTACTGGAAGTATTAGAGTTTCTGGAAGCGTTGAAATTAGTTCTGGTTCATCTTTCTCTGGTAGTGGTGCTAGGTTATTTGATATTCCTAGAACTGCATTAACTCCGGATGCACTATTAACAACATTTATAGCATCTGGTTCTGTAACAGCATCGGTATCACCTAATGTTGGATTTGATGTAAAATCATCTTTATTAGGTTCTAGATTTAGTGGAAGTATATTTGCTAATAACGGAATCCGTTTAATGTCTGGCTCGTTTAGTGGTAGTGGTAGAGAATTATTTGATATACCTGTAGCAGCTCTTTCGGATTTAGATACATCAAAAATATTTAGTGGTTCGGCAACAGCATCAGTTTCTCCAAATAGGGGATTTGAAGTATTTACAGCAACATCTAGATTCTATGGTTCAGTATCAGCTTCTGTATTTAGTGGTAGTGGTGCTGGATTAACAAATATACCATTCTCAGCACTTTCGCAAGAATTATTTAGAATTGTAAGTGGTAGTGTAACGGCATCGGTATCACCTGAAGATGGATTTAAAGTAGTATCTACACTAAGTGGTTCTCAGTTTACTGGTTCGTTATTTGTAACTGGTGGATTTATTAGAGTTGCAACTGGTTCATTCTTTAGTGGTAGTGGTGCTGGATTATTAAACATCCCTCGTTCTGCCTTAAATGATGATGCACTTACAGCAACAGAAATCAAATCAGGTTCAGTAACCGCATCGGTATCTCCAAATTTTGGATTTAGAGTACAATCACAAATAAGTGGTTCTGAATTTACTGGTAGTGTTTCAATTAGTGGTAGTTTAGAAATAATAGCAACATCTGGCTCTTTAATATTAGCATCATCATCCGCATACTATGGAGAAGGTACTTATTTAAGAAACATACCTCGTTCAGCTTTAACACCGGATGCATTACTTTCTACGCTTATAGCTAGTGGTAGTGTAACCGCATCGGTAGCACCTAATACTGGATTTGTAGTAAATTCATATTCTACAATTAGTGGTAGCCTTATTGTATCATCATCAGCAAGAGCAATGCCTAATTCTGATATAGATACTGTATTTATTGTAACAAATGAGGGTAGTGGTCTTTATAATATAAGTAATAAATTAGTAAGTGGTTCGAATCCAACATTAACTTTAGTTAGAAATGTAGAATATACTTTTAATGTTAATGCTAGTGGACATCCGTTTTGGATTAAAGAAACACCTGGTACTGGTACTGGAAACTCATATGATTATTGGGTAACTAATAATGGTGAAGACACTGGTGTAATAACATTTTTAGTTTCAGGAAGTGCACCTGATACATTATATTACAACTGTCAATTACATTTATCAATGGCAGGTACAATCGATGTAGTAGATGCATTGTATGTACCAGCTGAAATAACATTAATTGGTGATACAAAAGTAGTTGGAGTAGTAACAGCATCTGTATTTAGCGGTAGTGGTAAAGGTTTATTTGATATACCTCGTTCAGCATTATCGGAAGAAGTATTCCGTATTGCAAGTGGTAGTGTAAGTGCATCTGTATCTCCTGATTTTGGATTTAGAGTAGAATCATTTGAGAGTGGTTCTGATTTTAGTGGAAGTATTAGAATTGATTCATCTTCATTCTTATATGCCGTAGGTACTTACTTAAGACAAATTCCTAGAGCAGCATTAACCGAAGATGCATTAATATCAGCTGAAATTAAATCTGGTTCAGTAACAGCATCAGTTTCTCCTGATTATGGATTTAGAGTTATTACTCCATTTACATCTTCAATTGATGAGAACGGATATTTTACTACACAAATTGGTTCTCAATTTACTGGTTCTATTGATGTTAGTGGAAGTTTATTTATAAATGACGTAAGTGGGGGTGTGTATATTGCATCATCTTCATTCTTATATTCAGATGGTACTTATTTAAGAAATATACCTCGTTCAGCATTAACCGAAGATGCATTAGTTTCAACCGAAATTAAATCTGGTTCAGTAACAGCATCTGTTTCTCCTGATTATGGATTTAGAGTAATAACTGATAAAACAGGTTCACAAGTAGCAGCTCAAATTACTGGCTCGGTTGATATTAGTGGTTCATTAACTGTTAAAGATTTTATATTTGGTGATGGTAGATTTATTACAAATGTACAAGCCGCAGCGGCTCCATTTATTGGTAGTGGTTCTGCAACGGCATCGGTAGCAGATGGTGAACGATTTGTAGTAACAACTGCAAAGACTGGTTCTGAAATAGGTTCTGAATTTACTGGTTCTGTTGAAATTAGTGGTTCATTAATTGTATCTAACTTTTTAATTGGTGACGGTACTTTTATTACAAATGTAGTAGCTGCAGCATCTCCTAAAATTGCTAGTGGAAGTGTAACCGCATCCGTATCTCCTAATTTTGGATTTAAAGTAGAAACACAAGCAACTGGTTCTGGGATTGGTTCTCAATTTACTGGTTCTATTTCAGTTAGTGGAAGTATTCAAGCATTTACATATTTTGGAGATGGTTCTAATTTAACAAATGTAGCTGCAGCAGCTGCACCAAGAATAGCATCTGGTTCTGTAACTGCATCGGTAGCACCTAACACTGGATTATTAGTAAACTCATATGTAAACATAAGTCAAACTGTTCCATCATCATCTGCTGGTTTAATTGTAAGTGGAGCAGTTTACATAAGTGGTTCAATAACAGCTTCTCGTTATGATGGAGATGGTGGGGGATTATTTAATATCCCAGCATCAGCACTTAAAGATTTACAATTAGATAAAATACAATCTGGTTCTGCTAGAGCAATAATAGACCCAACAAAATTAGATGTAAACGTACCAATTACGGCAGCACTTTATATAGGTGATGGTGGTGGTTTGTTTAACATTCCTGCAAATGCATTGGAAGATTTGCAATTAGATAGAATTAAATCTGGTTCTGTTGAAGCTGTGATTTCTCCTAATTTGGGTTTAGTAGTAAATACAAAAGCAAGTATATCACAATCATTAGCGGTTAGTGGCGGATTATTTGTAACTGGTGGTAATATTATATTGAACGGAAGTGGTTCTACCTTCGTTGGTGATGGTAGTGGATTATATAATATTACAATTGCTAATTTAGCATTTGAAACATCTATAATGAAATCGGGCTCATTTACGGCATCAATTTCACCTGATAAAGGATTTGTTGTAAATACATCCGCATCTATTTGGGGAAATCTTTATGTTGGTGATAATTTAAGAGCAACAACTATAACTGGTAGTACTCAAATATATTCTCCAATAGTAAGTGGTGGTTTATTGGGTACATACACATATCAAGGAAATGGACCAACTGCATCTGCGGAATATGATATTTTGAGATTTGATGAAAATAGAGGACATTATATTCCTCAACCTGAAACTTCATTAACTGAAACTGTATCGTTTAATAATGTAAGTAGTTTAACTATTGTACATAATTTAGGGATTAGATATCCAATGGTACAGGTTTACGCCACTGGTTCGGAAGACCAAATTTTACCAGGTACAATAAAATCAATTGATGATGATACTATTCAAATTGTATTTAGTGGATTGACAAGTGGGCATGTGGTAATTGGTAGTGGTGGTTCTTTGATTAGTGGTACAATAGAAGGTGGTAGAGTTATTGGTACGGTATTATCAGCATCATTTGCACAGGTTGCTGGAACTGCTAATAGTCTTGTTGGATTTGATTCTGCATCATTATCCGCATTAGGTGATTTACAAAACTTTGTAAGAAATTCACAAACATCATCAATGGCGGTGTTTAGTGCAGTAAGTTCTTCTTACGCATTAACCGCATCATACGCATTAAACGCAGGTGTAGGTAGTGGTACTGAATTATTTATATATCAAACAAGTTCATTAGTAAAAGCACAAGTAGGAAAAATTCATTTTACTGGTTCTGGTGTTGATGTAATATCATCTGGTTCGGATGGTGTATTGGTAACGATATTAGGTGGTGGTGGTGGAGTAACATCATTAACCGCATCGTATGTTGCATCATCTGATGTTGATGGGCCTTTGGGAATGGATAGTATAACCTTTGCAAGAACTGCATCTTATGCATTATTTGCATTAAATACTCCATCATCTGATACATCATCATTCTTACAAATTAACACAGACCAAACAATAAACGCATCACTTACAATTAGTGGTAGCTTGGGTGTTACTGGTAGTAGTTTTTTAACTGGACCGGTTATAGCAAATAGTTCTATACAATTAAATAACTTACCAACAGGTTCATCGGAAGAAGTTGTAATTTGGAATAGTGTAACAAAACGATTAGAAAGAAGAAATATAGCAGCAGCAGTTGGTTCTTCTGGTACAGGTGGTAGTAGTGGTACTACTGGTTCATCTGGTTCATCTGGAAGTAGTGGAACTTCTGGAACATCTGGTTCATCTGGTTCATCTGGAAGTAGCGGAACATCTGGTACTTCTGGTTTAGATGGTACATCAGGAACTTCTGGTTCATCTGGTACATCTGGAAGTAGCGGAACATCTGGTACATCCGGTTCATCTGGAACTTCTGGCACATCTGGAAGTAGTGGTACATCGGGAACATCTGGTTCATCTGGTACGTCTGGAACATCTGGTTCTTCTGGTACATCTGGAAGTTCTGGTTCATCTGGAACGTCTGGTACAAGTGGTAGTAGTGGAACTTCGGGAACATCTGGAACATCTGGGTCAACTGGTTCATCTGGAACATCTGGGTCATCTGGTACATCGGGTTCTTCTGGAACATCTGGTACATCCGGTTCTTCTGGTACATCAGGTACATCAGGATCATCTGGTTCATCGGGAACATCTGGTACATCTGGAACTTCTGGTTCAGCTGGTTCGTCTGGTACATCTGGAACTTCTGGTTCTACGGGTTCATCTGGTAGTAGCGGTTCGTCTGGAACTTCTGGTACATCTGGAACGTCTGGTTCATCCGGCTCTGCTGGTAGTGGTGGTTCTGCTGGTTCTTCTGGTTCAAGTGGTTCTGGTGGTACTACTGGTACAGGTGGTAGTGGTGGTTCATCTGGTACATCGGGAACTTCTGGAACATCTGGAACTTCTGGTACTAGTGGTACAAGCGGTAGTAGTGGTACATCTGGTTCGGATGGACAATCTGGTACATCTGGTACATCTGGTACGTCTGGAGAAGATGGCACATCTGGTAGTAGTGGAACTTCAGGAACTTCTGGTTCAACTGGTTCAGCTGGTTCTTCTGGTACGTCTGGTATAGATGGAACTTCTGGTACATCGGGAACTTCTGGTTCAGCTGGTTCATCTGGAACTTCTGGTACATCTGGTTCTACTGGTTCATCTGGAACTTCTGGCACATCCGGAACTTCTGGTTCGGCTGGTTCATCTGGTTCATCTGGAACTTCAGGAACATCTGGTACTGATGGTTCTGCTGGTACAACGGGTTCATCTGGAACTTCGGGAACATCTGGCACAAGCGGAAGTGGTGGTACATCGGGAACTTCTGGAAGTAGTGGTACTTCGGGAACATCTGGTACTGATGGTTCTGCTGGTACAACGGGTTCTTCTGGAACATCTGGAACTTCTGGTACATCGGGAACTTCTGGAACTAATGGAACTTCTGGTTCAGCAGGTTCTTCTGGAACATCTGGTACTGATGGTTCTGCTGGTACAACGGGTTCATTTGGAACTTCTGGTTCTTCTGGAACTTCCGGAACTAATGGTTCATCGGGAACATCTGGTACGGACGGAACATCTGGAACGAGTGGAACATCTGGAACTGATGGCTCGGCAGGTACATCTGGTTCATCGGGAACTTCTGGAACATCTGGAACTAATGGTACATCTGGAACATCTGGCTCAGCAGGTTCTGCGGGTTCGTCTGGTTCAGCAGGTTCGTCTGGTTCTACTGGTTCATCTGGAACTTCTGGTACAAGCGGTACATCTGGTTTAGATGGTACATACTTCGGTTCATCCGGAACATCGGGAACATCTGGTACAAGCGGTACATCTGGAACAAGCGGTACATCTGGTACATCTGGTACATCTGGTGTTGATGGCACATTTAATGGTAGTAGTGGAACGTCTGGAACATCAGGAACATCGGGTACATCGGGAACTTCTGGTTCTAATGGTACGGCTGGTTCATCTGGAACATCTGGAACATCTGGACAAGATGGTACATTATTTGGTAGTAGTGGAACAAGTGGTATATCTGGTACGTCTGGAACTTCAGGTACTTCGGGAACTTCTGGAAGTAGTGGAACGTCTGGCACATCTGGTGTTGATGGTACATTTAATGGAAGTAGTGGAACGTCTGGAACATCAGGAACATCTGGCTCAGCTGGTTCGGCTGGAACTTCTGGCACATCGGGTTCATCTGGAACATCTGGAACATCTGGACAAGATGGAACTTTATTTGGTAGTAGTGGTACAAGCGGACAAAGTGGAACATCTGGTTCAGCTGGTTCATCGGGAACGTCTGGAGCGTCTGGTACTAACGGCTCTGCTGGAACGTCTGGAACATCTGGTTTAGACGGAACTTTATTTGGTAGTAGTGGTACATCTGGAACATCTGGGACATCGGGAACTTCTGGTTCAAGTGGTACATCAGGAACATCTGGTACATCTGGACAGGATGGTACATTATTTGGAAGTAGTGGTACAAGCGGAGAAAGTGGTTCATCTGGGTCATCTGGCTCAGCTGGTTCATCTGGAAGTGGAGGTTCGTCTGGAACATCTGGAACATCAGGTACTTCCGGATTAAATGGTACATTCTTTGGAAGTAGTGGAACTTCTGGTTCTTCTGGAACATCAGGTACATCTGGTTCGACGGGTTCATCTGGAACATCGGGTAGCGGTGGTTCTTCTGGTAGTGGTGGTTCATCTGGTACATCGGGAACTTCTGGTCTTAATGGAACTTTCTTTGGTAGTAGTGGTACATCTGGTACATCGGGAACTTCTGGAGTAAGTGGTAGTAGCGGTACATCAGGAACAACCGGTTCAGCAGGTACAACAGGTTCATCTGGTACAACGGGTTCATCTGGTGTTAATGGTACAATGTTTGGAAGTAGTGGTACAAGCGGAACGTCTGGTGTTTCTGGTTCAAGTGGTGTAAGTGGTTCATCTGGAGTAAGCGGTTCGTCTGGTACAACGGGTTCATCGGGAACATCTGGCGTAAATGGTACAATGTTTGGAAGTAGTGGTACTTCGGGAACTTCTGGTACAGGTATATCTGGTACATCTGGTACATCGGGTGTAACTCCTCCTGGTATGACTTCGGGAACATCTGGACAAGATGGAACTTTATTTGGTAGTAGTGGTACATCTGGGAATAGTGGAACTTCTGGTACAACACCTCCTGGTATGACTTCGGGAACATCTGGATTGGATGGTACATTATTTGGAACATCTGGTACATCTGGGCTAGCTGGTACATCTGGTACAACGCCAGCAGGTATGACATCTGGAACGTCTGGTACATCTCAATTCCCAATAGCTGGAAATACTGATAATGGTTTATTAACATATGATGTAGCAACTGTTGGAGCAAACGTAGAAGCTAATATTACATTTAATGGTTCTACTTTAACAATCATAGGAAGTACAACTCAAACTGGCGATGTAAATGTAACAGGAGCAGTAACAGCAACTACATATGTAGGTTCAACAACATTTAGAGAAACATTTAGTGATTTGGGAGCTGGTGGTAGTGCTACTTTAGACCTATCAACCGCTAATAACTTTAGAAGACAATTCAATGCAACCGCAACAGTAACATTTAGTAATCCACCAGCATCAAACGCATTTGGATTTACTTTAGTAGCTGTAAATGCTGGAGCATATGCAATAACATGGCCGGCATCGGTAGATTGGGCTGGTGGAACTGCCCCAATATTAACTGGAGCTGGTGTAGATGTTTTGGTATTCTATACTTATAATGGTGGAACTACATACTACGGATTTGTAACGGGTAAAAATTTAAGTTAATTATATGGGAATATTTAGAAGATTAGTAGAAACGGACACAGCACAAGTATATCCATTTGTATTTAAGATAACAACATCATCGGCTAGTACACAATTTACTGTGCCATTAGCTAATTATTTAGGTTTAACTCCATCTGTAACAATAGATTGGGGAGATAGCACATCATCGCCATTAATAACATCAACTACATCTCCGGATAGAATTCATACATACGCATCAGCTGGTACTTATGTAATAACTATTAGTGGATTTATGCCAGGTTTTGTAGTAAACAACAATGCATCAATTAGAAGTTTAATTACTGAATTAGTACAATGGGGAATCGTTGGATTACGAACAGTTAATTTTTATGGATGTAATAATTTAACAGCTATTCCTGGTAGCGCTTCGTTAAGTGCGGTTGGTGGATATACTGGATTGGATGAAGTACTTAGTTTTGTATATTTTATGAGAGGTACTGGGATAACAGCTATTCCAGCTGACCTTTTTGATTATTCTCCAAACGCAACAATATTTACGGATGCATTTTCAAGTACACCAATTACAACAGTACCATCTGGTTTATTTGATGAAGTTATAAATGCAACTACGTTTGCATCTTGTTTTTTCAACTGTACATCTTTAAGTTCTGTACCATCCACATTATTTGATAATTGTCCAAACGTAACATCCTTTTCATCAACGTTTAGAAATTGTAGAGCATTAGGTAATGTTTTACAATTTACAAATAATTTAAGTGTATCTACATTTAATAATGTTTATAATATGAGTTCTACTACAAACGCATTAGCTGGAACTGCTCCTGAATTGTGGAATAGAACTCCAACACCATCTGGAACTGATGCATTTAATAATTGTACCGGTTTATCAAATTTCGCATCAATACCTCTAAATTTTAAATAATATGTATTTACGAATTATAGATGAAACAATAAATTATCCATATAGTATTTCTCAATTAAGAGAAGGATATCCTAATGTAAGTTTACCAGCGGAATTAACGGATATATCATTGGTAGAATGGGATATGTACGTTGTTACTCCAACGCCAAAACCAATTGATTACACAAAAAATATTTCAGAAGGAACTCCTAATTTAATTGATGGTATATATTATCAAAATTGGATTCAAACCAACGCATCTCAAAGTGAAATTGATTATAGATTGGAAAATCAATGGGTAGAAGTCAGAGAAATACGAAATCAATTATTAACAGAGTGTGATTGGACTCAATTAGCTGATATTCCAACCGAAACAAAAGAATTGTGGACATCATATAGAACACAATTAAGAGATATTACATCCCAACCCAATCCTTTTTCTATTAATTGGCCTGTGAAACCTTAAAAGGAAATTTTTTATATTTATACACATAACAAACGTAGATAAATATAGATGGTAATACACAGTCCCATATTTTCAGGCTCAATTTCACAAGCTTCAAATGCGTACGCAAATTTAAGTGGTTCATTTACTGGTTCATTTACTGGTTCATTTAAAGGTACAATCAATGTGTCACAAGCATCTTTTGATTACCTTGATGTAAATCAAAGATTATATGTAAGTGGTTCGCAAATTATGTCTGGGTCTATTTATTTGACACAAGGTGGATATTTAGTAGATGGGGTAAACGTATTAGATTCAGCTATAGCATTTGCAATAGCATTAGGATAAAAATAAAAAAGAAATGGCAAATACATTTAAAAATAGTATAACAAGTTTAGTAGGAACAACCGGTGTTAATGTATATCAAGCACCATCGGCAACATCAACAACAGTTATAGGAGTTAGTGTAGCTAATGTTAATACACAAAACATTTCAGTTAGTGTAATGATACATGATACTTCAACAGCTAAAGCTGTACATTTAGTTAAGAACGCTTTAATTGTTCCTGGCGGTGCATCTGTTTTAGTAGGTGGTGAGCAAAAATTGGTTTTAGAATCTACGGATTTTCTATCGGTGACATCATCTTTAGCAAATTCAGCAGATGTAATTGTTTCGGTTTTGGAAATAACATAAAGTTTTAGATAATGCAGAATTTAGGTAATAATCCTAATGGTTTAAATCAACTAAGCGCAAGTTTAGTTTCTTTGTTTGTAAGTGGAAGTAGAATAGCTAACTTTTCATCTGCATCTGGAATTCAGATTGATAAGGTTGGTACATTTTCCAATACAACACTTGAAATAACGGCTAATACAAAAATTAGTGGTTCTATTACCGCATCATTGTTTAATGGTGATGGTAGTGGATTGTTTAATATTAATGCCGCAGCAATTGGTGATTTAGATAGGATAAAGTCAGGTTCAGCAACAGCAATAATTTCTCCAAATAAAGGTTTAGTAGTAAATACCGATTTAACAGTAGCAGGTACAATAAATGCAACCGAATTAAAAGTAACTTATATATCATCATCAATAATCTACGCAAGTGGTTCATCTAAATTTGGTGATGCACAAAATGATAAGCAAGAATTTACTGGTAGTGTAAATATAACTGGTTCATTATTTTTTGGAACAGGTTCTTTAAGGCAAGATATAACAACTGAAGAAGTTTTAGTTTATAATGTAACAACTGGTAGGATTGGCATTAAAACTTCAGCAGCATCATCTGGAACATCTGGAACTTCTGGAACTTCTGGAACTTCTGGTACATCTGGCACTTCAGGAACTTCTGGCACTTCAGGAACTTCTGGCACTTCAGGAACTTCTGGAAGTAGTGGTACGAGTGGTTCTTCTGGTACAAGCGGTACATCAGGAACTTCTGGCACATCTGGAACTTCAGGAACTTCTGGAACATCTGGCACATCTGGTACAAGCGGTACATCAGGAACATCTGGAACTAGAGGTACATCAGGAACTTCTGGCACATCGGGAACTTCTGGAACATCTGGCACATCGGGAACATCTGGTGTGAGTGGTTCATCTGGAACATCTGGGTCATCTGGAACTTCTGGTACATCTGGAACTTCTGGAAGTAGTGGTACATCGGGAACATCTGGAACATCTGGATTAACAGGTACAAGTGGTACATCCGGATTGACAGGGACATCTGGAACATCGGGATTAAGTGGAACGAATGGTACATCGGGAACTTCTGGAATAAGTGGAACGGCAGGTACATCAGGTACATCAGGAACATCTGGTACATCTGGTACAAGTGGTGTAACCGGTGCGGGTGGTGCAGGAGGTACATCTGGAACTTCTGGTTCTTCTGGAACATCTGGGTCTTCAGGAACATCTGGTACATCAGGCACATCAGGAACATCTGGAACATCGGGAATTAGTGGAGCTGGTGGTGTGAGTGGTACGGCTGGAACTTCTGGTACAAGCGGTACATCTGGCACATCGGGTACATCTGGGACATCTGGAACGCGTGGTACATCGGGAACTTCTGGAACATCTGGAGTAAGTGGTACGGGTGGTTCTTCTGGGACTTCAGGTACATCTGGAACATCTGGAATCAATGGAAGTAGTGGAACAAGTGGTACATCTGGCACATCTGGAACATCGGGTACATCTGGAACATCTGGCACAAGTGGTACATCTGGTATAGGTAGTAGTGGTACATCGGGTACATCTGGAACATCAGGAACAAGAGGTACATCCGGAACGTCAGGTACATCGGGAATAAATGGTAGTAGCGGTACATCTGGCACATCTGGAATAAATGGTAGTAGCGGTACATCTGGCACAAGTGGAACATCTGGCACAAGTGGCACATCTGGAATTAGTGGAAGTTCGGGAACATCTGGCACATCAGGTACATCGGGAACTTCTGGTACTTCTGGAACATCGGGAACATCTGGGATATCAGGAACATCTGGAACTTCTGGAACATCAGGTACATCCGGTACACGTGGAACTTCTGGAACATCGGGAACTTCTGGTACAAGTGGAACATCAGGCACATCGGGAAGCAGTGGAACTTCAGGAACTTCTGGTACATCCGGAACATCTGGTACATCTGGGGTTAATGGTAGTGATGGAACATCTGGCACATCAGGAACTTCTGGAACATCTGGCACATCGGGAACATCTGGAACTAGAGGTACATCCGGAACTTCTGGCACATCGGGAACTTCTGGAACATCTGGCACATCCGGAACAAGAGGTACATCTGGGACATCAGGAACATCAGGTACATCTGGAACATCAGGAACTTCTGGAACATCTGGTTCATCAGGAACTTCTGGATTATTATCATTAACTGGTACAACTGATAATGGTGTAATCACATTAAACGGAACTGCACCAAATGCAACCGTTGAAGCAAATTTAAGATTCGATGGTACTACATTGGCAGTAACTGGTAACGCTACAATTAGTGGTGACCTTACTGTAAGTGGTACAACAACATATATTAATACAACAACTTTAAATGTAGGTGATAATATCATCACATTAAATGCAGATATTGGAGCATCAACCGCACCAACTGAAAATGCTGGTATAGAAGTTAAGAGAGGTAATGCAGCAACAAAAGCATTTTATTGGGAAGAAGCAAATGATAGATGGTATGCTGAAGATGGATTGTATGTAGCTGGTAACGTAGTTCTTAGTGGAACTGTTGATACGGGACAAGGTGCAACTGAAGTTTACTTAATGAATCAGAATGTTCGTACAACCGATTCGGTAACATTTGCAAACGTAACTTCAAACTTAACTGGTACTGCTGATAGAGCAGAAGCTGTTGATTCAAATGATACTAGAAATGTAAACGATACTCCTTCAAGTAAAAATGCTGGAGTTTATTTTGATTTTAAAACAAATAGTGTAAACGGATTAAGTGATGGTGGTACATATAACGGACAAATGTTTTGGCGAAGTTATGGTAGTAGTACTGATTTAAGTGGAGGATATCCAATACAAATAGCATATACTGCAAATGGTAGAATATGGAGTAGATTGGGAACATCATCATCAGCATGGGCTTCTTGGCAACAAATATTAAATAGTGTTGACCAAATTTACGCTTATAATATGAATCAGTATGTAAGAACTACTGATGCACCTACATTTGCTGGATTAAATTCAACTGATACTATAACGGTTAAGAGTAATGGTACTCCATCTGGTGTAAGAGCATTTAACGCAGATTCTGTTCTTAGACTTCAAAATACAAATAGTAATAACTATTTAGAATTTAGAAATCAAGCTGATACTGGAACTTATGGTGGTATTTTATTTACTGATAATAATGTTGGAGGTTATATCGCATTTAGAACATATGTAGGTAGTGGAGCTAACAATGGAACAAACGGAGATTATATGATATATGGTACTTACACAGACCATATATTCCAAGCCGGCAGTTCTGAAACAGTAAATGGAAAGAGTGAAATATTTAGAATGTATGCTAATGGTGATGTAAGAGCACAAGGTGGTATGTATGCAACTATATATTACGATTCCGCTGATACTACATATAGATTTAACGGAGATGGTTCATCTGTTTTAAATGAATTAACTACATTTGGTTCTACAACTATTAGAAACAATTATAATACAGGTCAAAATTTAAAACTCAATCTAAACGATTCTGGTGCATATGGTTTAGTTGATTTCCAAGAGAATGGTTCACATAAAGGATTTTTTGGATTGGGTGGAACTACACAATCATTTGGTACATATGCAGCATATACCGCTGATGGATTTAGCTGGAATCATGATGGTACTGGTAAAATAATTATTGCCAATAGAGGTACATCAAAACGAATTGATTTAAACACTGGTGCGGAGGGTAGTACCAATTTTACAACAATAAGAATGACGAATCAGAATGTGTATATAACACCTGATTCAAATACTGGTACTTTAGATGCACCTATATTTAGAGAATTAACAAGTACTGGATATTATTTAGACCCATCAAGTACTGGTACTTCATTAAATACGGCGGGTTCTATACGAGGTTCGTATTATGTAGCAAGTAATTATACCAGCACCGGATACACTCAATATAAAGGCTATGACAATAATAACCATTTTATAATGATTAGAGGTAGGGTAACTGGCAACACAACATCTCCTACTTATACTGGTTATCATAGAACATCATTAGTAGAATACGCTGAAGGAAATGATGATACTGGATGGTTTTTTCAAACTGCGGCTACTGGTAATTATGATATTGTAGCTAGAATAACACGTTCATATTCTCAATTTGAATCAAGCCTTAGAGCACCTATATTTTATGATTCCGATAATACTGGTTTTAGAATAGACCCTACGGATTATTCATATGTAAGATATTTTAAAGTTAGAAGTAGTGGAAGTTCTTCTGGAACTAGAGCATTGACGGTACATGATGAATCTCAAGGTGAAATAAACTTTGGTACTTATCCTGGTGCTTGGACTTCCGCAGTTCAAATCCAATCTAATAACAACGCCACTTACATGTGGATGTCACCATTGACTGGATATAATGGTAGATTTTATATGGCTGGTGCTGGATTGGACATATATACTGAAGGCAACGGATTGTCTGGACAATTTTACAATGGACAATTTAGAACTGGATTTATTTACGATTTCAATGATACGGGTACATACTTAGACCCTAATGGATTTAGTAATTTATATAATAGTGGTTTAGTTGCAACATTTACAAAATTAAGTACATCTCCAAATAGTAGAGCAGTTCAATTTGCAAATAATCAGGGTGATAACTCTTGGGGTATTGTTGGTGAATTTAGAGTTAATGGTTCTCCTGGTACGGATAGACCATCAATCTTATTCTCTAATGGATTTGATAGTAATACTTGGTCTTGTGGATTTGGTTACGCAGATTCTTCTTATTTTAGAATTAATCACGACCACGGCCATAGAAATGGTTCTTGGGGTACTACGGATTTCTATGTTGATAGAGGTGGTAACTCATATTCAAATGGTAGTTCTAGAGCACCAATATTTTATGACCAAAATGATACTGGTAGATATATGGACCCAACCGGTCAATCGTATATTGTTAATTTATGCGTTGGTACAAATAACTATAATCACGGATATCCTGGCGTACTTCAAATTGGTAGTACATCATACAACTATAACTTTAATAATGGTAGTTGGGCGGGTAGTATTACAACTGGTATATTAGCAAACTGTGCAGATGAATGGGAGTTTTCAATACATGATAGTGGAACTTCGGTTGAATCTGTATTCATATACTCTGGTGGAAGAATATTAATGGGCAGAAGTATTGGTTGGGGTACAACTTATATAGAAGCAGCTGAATCGTTCAGAGCACCTATATTCTACGATTCCAACGATACCGGATATTACACAAACCCCAATGGATATTCACAAATGTCAGCTGTATGGGCAAACAACTGGTTTAGACCTCAAGGATGTTGTGGATTGTATTTTGAATCATATGGACAGGGTATTTGGAGTGTATTTTGTGAGGGTAGTCCTTATGGTCACACATCAACTTATGGTGGTGGTAGAAATGGATGGTATGGATACGCTATTAGTAGTAGATACTGTTTTATGAGTACAACGGGTGATAACTGTGGTGTACATGATACTGCTAGAGGTTGGATTTGGTATATGAGTGGAGCCGAACTAAACCTTTATTGGGCTGGAAACCGTAGAATTGTAACTACTAGTTGGGGTTCTTATTACGATGGATATACGGAAGTAGGTGGTTCTTCAAGAGCCCCAATATTCTACGATTCAAACGATACGGGATATTATTTAGACCAAAATACAACTTCAAATGATGCATTAAGAATTAGAGGTGGTGCGTTACATGGACCTAACCCATCTTGGGGAGCATATTTTAGAAGTGGATGTAATGGTAGAGTAGATGGTTGGGCATCCGTTGAAACAACCAATGGTAACCTACATATGGATTGTAGAGATGGATATGAAACTTATATCAATCACTATAATGGTAATAGAACTTATTTGTATGAAATAAGAACAAACTTTATTTATGATAGAGATAATACTGGATATTATTCTGACCCGAATGGTACATCTCGTATAAACTATGCTATACATGATAACGTTTATTCATATAGCTGGATTTTCTCTCAAAATAACATCATCGCTTATTACTCAGATGAAAGATTGAAAACTAATTTAGGACCAATTGAAAATCCATTAGATAAAGTGAATCAACTTAATGGATTCTACTATATTGAAAATGATTTAGCACGTTCATTTGGATATACGGATGAGAAAGTTCAAGTGGGTTTATCAGCTCAGCAAGTTCAAGCAGTATTACCGCAAGTTGTAACTCTAGCTCCGTTTGATATGGATATAGATAACGAAACTAAAGAGATTAAAGGTTCTAAAACTGGTGAAAACTATTTGACTGTTGATTACGAAAAGATAGTACCTCTATTAGTAGAAGCTATAAAAGAACTTAGTGAGGACTTAAATAAAACAAAAGCTGAAGTTAAGGAATTACGAAAATTGATAGAAGAAAAATAAAAAATTATATATTTATTAAAAAGAATTAAATAATTTAATTATGGGATATACATACGAATGGTCTTTAGTAGGACTTAGAAAACAAAATACAGATACTCTAAGCGATGTTGTAGTTGGTACAAACTGGAAAGTAGTTGCAACCGATGCTAATGGTAATGTAGGAACTTTTGTTGGAGCAACTCCATTTACACCACAAGACCTTAATGGTGATGGGTTTGTAGATTATAGAGATTTAACCGAAGAATTAGTATTAAATTGGGTTAAAAATGTAGTAAGTGGTTCTGGACCTCAAGCATATTGGGACCATATTAACAGTCAAATCACAAAAGAAATAGATGTTAAGAAATATAACAGAGTAACTGTTAGTGATGTTGATTTACCTTGGGCGGCTACATCTGGTAGTAATTTATACGGAGTAGACCCTCAACCGGCGTAACTACTACAAACGATTTTATATACAATGTTCAAAATGCAGATTTATAAACAAATTTGTGTTTTGAACATTTTCTTTATATTTATATGAGTATTAATGTAACTATTTACAAACATACATTCAAAACACAAATCGGAGAAATAAAATGGCAGAAAGAATCGTATCACCTGGCGTATTCACAAGAGAAAATGACCTTTCCTTCCTAGCGCAAGGAATTGGTGAAATTGGGGCAGCATTTATAGGACCTTTTAAACAAGGACCTGCATTCATCCCAACTATTGTGAGAACTCAATCAGAATTCGAAGAAATATTCGGAACACCTGATGGAACTTATTATACTGAATATGCAGTACAAAACTATTTAAGAGAAGCTGGTACAGCAACAATCGTAAGGGTTGGTGGTATCGGTGGTTATGAGCAGATAGCACCTTTAGCAATATTTGCATCTGGTTCATCCCTTCAATCAGTAGGCACTAAATTAATTGGTGTATTACATTCAACTAAATTAGGTGATGAGAAAGTTGGATTTGCAGGAGCAACTGTAGCAAGTGATAGTGTTAATGATGGTTCATTCTTAGCATTGCATGCAGATTTAAATGTATCAGCATCTATCTTACCATCTTCTGTAAACGATTTATCAGATGTATTTGGTGAATCTCCATTTGGAGCTAAAAAAGCATACGCATATTCTTACTTTGAAAGTGCAGCTGGATACTATACTGGTTCTGCTGGAAACAACATTGTAATAACTTCTGTTGTATTACCTCCACAGGACTTTACTTACGATGCACAAGCAGCTGAAACTCCAATGGTTAAATCTCAATTGATTAGTGGTGAAAGATATGATTTATTTAAGTTCGTAACAACTGGACATGGTACAACATATAATACTAAATTTAAAGTTGGTATTTCAAATGTAAAGGCAGCTGGTGAAGATGGTGGAACTGATTACTCAACATTTACTGTAACGATTCGTTCATTTGATGATACTGATAAGAGAAAGAGTGTTGTAGAAACATTTAATAATGTAAACTTAGACCCTGCTTCTCCAAACTATATAGCTAGAAGAATTGGTGATAGATATTTTACAATTGATAACAATGGTAAACTTACTGAATTTGGTGATTATACAAATCAATCAAAATATGTCAGAGTAGTAGTATCTACTCCTGGCTCATTCCCAATATCAGCAGCACCATTCGGACATGGAGCATATACAAACCCAATTACAGCAACAAATAACGCTGAATCACTTTTAGTACCAGCGGTAGTATATCAAACAAACTCAGCAAATAATACATCATCATCTCCAATCTATTATAGTGGATTTGATTTTGAAACTACTGGTGTTAAGTTAGATAACTTACAATATTTGAAACCACTTCCAATAGGAGCTCAAACTGGTTCTAACGTATCTTTTGCATTTGATGCAAATGGTTTAACGTATCAAATGACCGGTTCTGCATCTACTGATATGGTTAAGAGACAATTCGTATTAGCATTCCAAGATGGATTTGATGGTATGAACCCAACTACAACAATAGCTAAAGCTGGTGATACTGATTGGAGTAATGCAAATACGCAAGGATTCAATTGTGCAACATCTGTATCTTCTGGTTCAGTAGCATACAATAAAGCACTTAACGCAATTTCAAATCCTGATGAGTATGATATCAATATGTTAGTAACTCCTGGTATTGTAAGAGGATTACACCCAGCAATTACTACTAAAGCAATTGATATTTGTGAGGAAAGACAAGACGCATTTTATATCGCTGATTTCAACGATTTTGATGATACAATAACTGAGGCAACTGAAGCAGCTAACGCAGTTGATACAAACTACGCAGCAACTTACTACCCTTGGGTTAAGACAATAGATACTAATACAAACAAATTAGTAACTGTACCACCTTCAGTACTATTACCAGCAGTATTTGCTAGTAACGATAGATTAGCAGCAGAATGGTTCGCACCTGCTGGTTTGAATAGAGGTGGTATTACTGGAGCAGTTTCAGTATTGAATAGATTAACACATGCGGAGAGAGATACTCTATATGAGAACAAAGTAAACCCAATCGCAGCATTCCCTGGACAAGGTATTGTAGCATTTGGACAGAAGACATTGCAAGATAAAGCATCAGCATTAGATAGAATCAACGTAAGAAGATTACTTATCACTGTTAAGAAGTTTATCGCATCTACTTCTCGTTTCTTAGTGTTCGAACAAAATACTACTCAAACTAGAGCAAGATTCATTAACACAGCAACTCCATACTTAGAGAGCATACAACAAAGACAAGGTTTGTACGCATTCAAAGTTGTAATGGATGAAAGTAACAACACACCTGATGTTATTGATAGAAACATATTAGCTGGACAAATTTTCTTACAACCTGCTAAGACGGCTGAATTCATCGTAATTGATTTCAACATCTTACCAACTGGAGCAAGTTTCTCAGCATAATATAAAAAACAAAAAGTAGATATTTATTAATATAAAATAAAAGGAAAAGAAAATGGCACAAGTATTAGAATTCAACGATATGTTCTACAAAACCTGGGAACCAAAAACGAAAGCTCGTTTCAAAATGAGTATCGATGGTGTAGAAGCATATTTGATTAAAGCAGCTAGCAGACCTCAAATTAACTTTGAAGTTGTAACTTTAGACCACATTAACGTGAAAAGAAAGTTGCAAGGTAAAGGTGAATGGCAGGATATGACTATCACTCTTTATGACCCAATTGTACCATCTGGTGCACAACAAGTAATGGAGTGGGTTCGTTTAGGACACGAATCTATTACTGGTAGAAAAGGATATTCTGAATTCTATAAGAAGACTATCAAAATCGAAATGTTAGGACCTGTTGGTGATATTGTTGAAACTTGGACTTTATATGGAGCATTTCCATTGCAAGTAAACTTTGGTGAATTAGATATGACATCTAATGACCCAGCATCAATAGAACTACAAGTAGCATATGATTACGCTGTATTAGAATTCTAATCTAAAACATATAAAATTAAAGGGGATACTAAAATATCCCCTTTTTTGTGCTTTCTAATTTTTTTAAAATGATGTATTTATATATACAAACTTAAACAAAGTAAAGTTATGAATCAAAAACAATATGATTTTCCAACGGAAGTTATTAGTTTACCATCGGAAGGTAAATTATATCCAAAAGAGAACCCATTATCATCGGGTCAAATAACAATTAAACATATGACCGCAAAGGAAGAGGATATCCTTTCTTCACAAAACCTTATCAAAAAAGGTATTGTATTAGATAAACTATTTGAATCGGTTATTGTTGATAATGTTAATATAGATGATATTCTTATAGGTGATAAAAACGCAATTATCTTAGCAACTCGTTTATTAGGATACGGTCCTAAGTATGAAGCATCTGCATATTCTTCTGTAACGGGAGATGTTATCAATTTATCTGTTGATTTAACAAAAATTGAAACAAAAAAGGTAGATACTTCTAAATTTGAAAATAAAAATGAATTTGAATTTATTACTCCAAATAGTAAAAACAAATTAACATTTAAATTATTAACGCATGGTGATGAAAAGGCTATTGATAGAGATATTACCGCATTAGAAAAGGTTAATAAAGATACTTCGCATGATATTACTACTAGATTTAGACATATGATTAGAGCCGTAGATGGTGATAATAGTATAGGAGCTATTAATAAATTCGTAAATGGATTTTTAGCAAGAGATAGTAGAGCATTTAGAGATTACATTAAAACAATTCAGCCGGACATGGATATGAGAATTACATATACACATGAAGACGGACAAGAGGAGGTACTGCCCATAGTAATGGGCGTAGGGTTTTTTTGGCCTAGCTCCGAATCATAGTATTCAACTCCATACTCAAATTTTTGAGATGGTAAACTATGGTAATGGGTTCACTGTAATGGATTTGTATAGAATGCCAACCTATCTTAGAATGTTTTACTACCAACAATTAGTAGATGCTAAGAAAAAGGAAAATGAGCAAATAAAGCAAGCAAATAATCAATCAAAAGTTAGGGTTAATAGATAATCCTAACTTTTTTGTTTATACCATATTTATAGTTGTATTATTATAAATAACCGCATATGGGAAAGAAGTATAAAATAAAAAAATCAAATTTAAAGGAGTTTTTTGGTTTATTTTCAAAAAAACCAACTCCGGATAGAATTCAAAAGTTAATTGATGATGATCCTGAATTGAAAAAAATTCAATCAAAAATAGATGCCTTAAATAAAACTGCCGCTCCTCATATGGAAAAGCTTAAAAAAGAAGACCCTTCTTTGTATAAAAAATTACAAGATGCGGGGTTTGCACCATAATAAATTTTTTCTATATAAATGGCTAATGTAATCCAGCAAGAACAAGAAAGGTTAAGACTCTTAGAGGAGATTGAACTGGCAGAAAAACGAATTAATGCCCAGAATGAAAAAGCTGCGGTTTCCAAAGCCAAAGAAGCAAAACGTTTAACTACTCAATTAGAGCAAGAAAAAAAGAGTCTTACAAAGTTAAAAGAAGAATTAGTTCTTGTTGAGAAAATATTAACTGCTGAAACTAAAAGAAAAGACACAGCAAAAAAAAGAAGGGAACTTCAAGAAGAAGCGGCGGAATATGAAGAGGACCAATTAAAATCTATTACTAAGTTATCACCAGCAGTTAAATCATTATTAAATGACCAAGTAACAAAATCAGGAGTAGTTTCTGATATTACTAAAGAAATTATAACCCTTAAAAGACAAGAATTAGGTATTAATCTTAAGAGAGGTGAAGAAAAATATACAGAAGAACAAAGAGCCCAATTTAAACTAACCAGAGAGGAATTGGAAAAACAAAAAGCTTTATTAATAGATTCCGCTACCGAATCTGCATTTGCTAAAATGACAGATGACCAAAAAGAATCAGCAATAATTCAAGCCGAAACAAATGGAATGACTGAGGAAGGTGTTAGGTTGTATAAAAAAGCACTAGAACAAAGAAAATTATTTAAACAGCAAGAACAAAGAATTAAAGAAATTCAAGAGCAGCAGAGCAAAATGTATGATGCAATACCAGATGGAATAAAATCTATAATAGAGGGTGCTGGTAAATTTCTTAAAGTATCAAGTGGTATAGTACTTGCTTGGGCTGTTGTTGCGGCGGTGTTTGCATTAGGAGTTAAAGCAATGACAGATATGTCAGAAGCAGCTAAAAAGTTTAAACAAGAGACGGGAATAATAAATTCCCAAATGAAAGATGTTAAAACAATAGCAGCATCGGTAACTTCTGAAATGGCTCAATTGGGTGTTGAATTTGAAGGAGTATTTGACACAGTAGCTGAGATTAAAAAACAATTTGGTGATGTAGCAAATTTATCAAAAGATACGGTAAGAGCATTAACTGTATTAAGTACAAACTTTGGAATTGCGGCGGAAGATTCAGCTGAATTTGTAGGTCAATTGGAAGCAATGACTGGATTGAGTGAAGATACCGCAGTAAATTACGCATTACAAGTTACTAATGTAGCTAAATTATCTAAAATAGCACCTAAGCAGTTGTTTAAAGATATTGCGGAAGCAGCTAAAGATAGTGCAGAATATTTTGGTAGTGGATTTGATAATATGGCTAAGACGGCAATTGAAGCTAGAAGACTTGGTGCTACTTTAAAAGATGTGATGGGTGTTAGTGAAAAACTTTTAGATTTTGAAAGTGGTATAGAACAAGAATTAAAAGCTGCAGCATTTGCACAAGGCCAATTTAATTTAACGCAAGCAAGAATATTAGCAGCAAATAAAGATTACTCTGGTGCATTGGATGAGGTGTTAAATCAAATGGAAAGAAATGGTAGATTTGCTGACAAAGACCTTTTTACACAAAGAGAATTAGCAAAGGCAATAGGTAGTACACCAGCAACTGTTCAAAGATTAATTGCACAAAGAGAAAGATTGGTTCATTTGGGAGTGGAAGATAAAAAGCTAGCAGAACAGGCAATAGCAAATGGATTGGATATTACAAATACAAGTAAAGAGGATTTAGATTTAACTATTCAAAAATTGAAAGCTGACCAGCAAATGCAAGGTGAGTTGAGTAAAATAAAAAATACATTTACCGGTATTGGGGTACAAATAGGTACAGCGGTATTACCTTTATTAGAATTAATGTTAAAACCAATATCAATGTTAGCTAAAGCATTTGGATATATATCAGATACAATGGCTGGTATGGTTGGGTTTGGTTTAACACTAGGAACGATATTTGCATTTATATACCGTACTAAATTAAAAACATTAGCAACAGACATTGCCAGCGCTTATGTAAAACGTAGAGAAGCTGGAGCAAGTATTGTTGGTGCAATTGCTGGTATTTTTGGTGGACAGGGTAAAATACCAATCGTAGGTGCCATATTGGCAGCAACGATGGTTGGTGCACTATTTAGCGCAATATCTAAAGCATCTAGCGCAGTACCTACCGGAGATATGAATTCACCTGCTGGTGGTGAAACAATGGTATCAACTAAAGAAGGTGGATTATTCAAATTAAGTAAAAATGATGATTTGATAGCAGCACCTGGAGCATCAACTGCATTAGCAAACGCAGCTAATGGTGGAGGTGGAGCTGGAATGCAAGCAATGGCTAATGTTATAGCAGCAAATACAAAAGCAATGGAACGATTAAACTCAGGTGGTATTCCTGTTAATACTTATTTAGGTACATCTAAAGTAAACGATTTATTAACTGGTTACCAATCAAAGACTACTAGAAATAATTTTAATATATAGCAAATGCCTAAGTTAGAAGATTTATTTAAACAAAAGGTTTTAGAAAGTAGTGGTAAGACTGCAAAGGAAACATTTGCTCCTCAAAATAGTAAAAGAATTCCAATACGAAGTTCTAATGTTATTATAAATAAATTTGCAGAACCTTTAAATAAAGTTAGATTAGGTAGAGCATCTGTAACGGAAGGTGAAACTCGTTTAGAAGAAACTTTGACTGGATTAAGACCATTGAGATTTCTTTCACAACCTGCTTTATACGGAACTAACATAGTAAGATTAACTACACAAACTACGGTTGATGTAGATTCTATGAAAGATGCAAGGGGTGGTAGTGGTAGAGGATTAATTGGCGGTGTGTTAGCAAAAGCAAGAGCAGCAATTACAAGCGCTGTAAACTCAATAGGATTATTTCCATACGCAGCATATCCAACAACAGTAACTAATGATTTAAGATATAAATTAACTTCAAGTGGATTTGCTTCAGATTATAGACGTCGTTCTATACTTTCCGATAGTAAAGGTACTGGATTGGGAGCACTTATAAAATCTGCAGTTACCGCACCTATGGGTGGTGAAGACCAAGGTGAACAAATTGGAGGTTCTGCCGTATCTGCTATAAAAAAGGCTGGAAGAAAACTTTTACTAGGCGATGGTTCATTACAAGACCCTCAAGTAAAATGGGATCCTGAAAAAATGAAATATTCTAATTTATTTAAATATAGTGATTCCATAAAGTTTGCTAAAGACCCACAAACCCCTCAACAAAGTAGAAATGATTTATCATCTGTTTTATATGATTATGATACAATAGATATACAAGATATAACAAAATTCCTTATACAAGGAATCAGACCACCATTTCCATTATCAATATCCCCTGATTTAAATGGATATAGTGGGAATAATAAATTTGGAAAAGCGCAAAAATTAGAAATAGATAATGTAAACCTTATTAAAAGATTACAAAAATCAGCTCCACCAAAAGATGCAGCAGATACTTCTAGAAACTTTTCAAATTTGCAAGTAAACTATGCAAATCAAAAAAATTCTGATAAAGGACTCTCATATGTAGATACGATGAATACGCAATTGCCTTATATGGGCGATGCTCCTAAAATTGAGGATAAATCAATTGAAGATTTAGATTTTATAAGATTAAAATTTTCATCCCCATCTAGAGCTAAGAAAAAAGGAATGAGTGCCTTATTTAGAGCAACTATAACAGGATTGACTGAAACATTTAGTCCAACTTGGGACCCTAATAAATTCATAGGTAATCCATTTAGTTTTTACACATATACAGGTATAGAAAAAACATTAGGATTTAGCTTTAAAGTATATTCTTCAAATCAAAAAGAACATATAGCAGTGTGGGAAAGATTGAATTTTTTAACATCATTAGTATATCCACAAGGATATGTAGATGGTGCAATTGTTCCACCTTTCATAAAGTTTAGTATGGGTGATTTGTATAAAGATAAAGATTGTTTTATAGAATCACTTACATATACTATTCCAGATGATACAACTTGGGAAATTGGTATTGACCAATTACAACGAAATGAAGCACAAGATTGGATACGAAGCGGAAATGGTGATAGAGTGGTATTTTCAGCAACTAATGATGCTGGTGAGGAAGATTATACATCAAAAGATATTAAAAAATATAAATTACCATCTGTAATTGAAGTGGCTATAAGTTTAAAAATAGTAGATGATAGAAAAAGTATAGAAGGATACAAGTTTTATTCAGACTCGCCTATTATGCAAAAAACGGCACAAACATCAGAATAAAAAAATAATATGACCCATATAAAATTAATTTATATAAAATATGAGTAGTAGATATGAAAATAACGCAGTAAAAAGAGCAACTAATGGTAGGATAGTATATCGTTCAAAGATATATCCAAATATTCCATTAAAAGATTCTGATATATATGTTGCAACTGAAACTGGTGACAGACTTGATACATTGGCATATGAATATTATCAAGATTCATCTCTTTGGTGGATTATTGCATCTGCTAACAATATACACAATGCTGTATTTGCATTTGAAGATGGTACTGTATTAAGAATTCCAACAAATTATATAGAAATCGTTAATAATTTTTCTTAATAATATAAAATAAATAAGTTTATGTATTTAACGCAGATTAACGATACGATTCATAAAAAAATTAGAGGTAGAAATAATAGTTCATTAAGTAACCTTAGTACATTTATACGTGTATTTTCGGGAGCTAATGATGGGTTAATTATAGAAAGTAATCCCGATTGGAAATTATTCAATGCGGCGGGAGTGAATACTGAAGCATCTGTATATGGTTCGTATTCCGATGGTAGTGGTACTATTGGAGTTACATGGGCTAAAAAAACACCAATACAGGCAACAGCTGGAGCACCTGCAAAACCAAGACCAGTAATAACATTATTTAATGTAAAAGAAGGACAAGACCAAATATCAAAAGAAGCAAACTTAAATATTACTGCATTTTCAATAGAACAATTAGAATTAATTCAGCAGTATTTTATGGAGCCTGGTTATTCTCTTTTTGTAGAATGGGGGTGGAACACTGAAGATGGAGTTAAAGGATTAATTAGTGATAAAGATGTGGGTACTATTCAAGCTCAAGTTGGAAATAATGCATTAACCGATTCTGCATTGCAGGATAAACGAATAGCATCTAGAGGTGATTATGATTGCTTTTTTGGATTTATTACTGGTGGGGAAGTTACTAGTGAAGGTAACTTATTTAATGTAAATGTACAAATGAGAGGAGTGCCATCATTACCTGCATTTCTACAATCGCACCATTCTTTATATGCATACACAAAAGAAAATGGTCCATTAAATTCAAGAACATTTCCTTTATATGGACCTACTCAGTTAGAAAACCAAAGTACACTTACAGGGTTGGATGATGATAAAAATATACAGCCTGTTAAAGATAAGAGATTTAAAAACATGTTTAATAATTTACCTACTATAAAACAAACTCAAGAAGTAGCTAACTTAATTAACGATTGTAAATGGTATGATTTTATAGGATTTGACTTAGATGTTATAAAAAAATTAGAACAAGAATTTCAAGTAACTTGGTTGGAAAAAACAGCATATTTTTTTGGAACTATTGATAATCCTAAAGAAGCATTAGTAAGTGAATTTGGCGTACCGGTTGAACGATTTGTTAGTAATCAACAATATATACGTTTTGGTCTTGCAGTAAATATATTAAATGCAAATGCTAAAACTGTCAAATATACTGTTAGCGGTAAGGAATTAAAATCTTATATTAATACAAAGGATACTAAAATAGGCGCATTCCCTTTTATATTTTCAACAAAAAAAGAAAATCTATTAATACCAGGAAAACTTCCTGAATTTACTAAAATCATAGTAAATACACTGGGAGTAGATTATAGTGAATTAACATCTGGTGGTGGTATTGATTTGCGTATTCCAAGAGCTGGTAACAACGGTTTTATAAGTTTTGTACAAACTGGAGAAATTGGATTTCCAACAAAAGATAAGGAGGGTAAGCCAGTCCCAGCCCCAGCAAATACATTTAAAGAAATAAGTGAACACTATGGTTTATTAGAAAATCTTTATATAAATTTTGAATTTTTTAAAAATACAATAACGGCATCAAACAAAAATGTAAGAGAAATACTTAATGATTTATTAAACGGAATGTCCGCCGCTGTTAATGGATTTTGGAATTTTCAAATTATAGAAACTGTAGGAGATGATGGTTTATTATCTATTAAAGTATTTGATGAGCATTGGGTAGGTCAACAAAAAACACCTGAAAATAAATTATTTCATCATTCGGGAGAAAATTCTGTATTTTTAGATGCATCTTTGAATATAAAAATACCCGCAGAGATGATGGGCCAAATAATTAATAGAAGATTTAATATTGCATCTCAACCTGAACAGGCTATTATAAATGTAAATAAAGATAGAAAAGCAGATACATTTTTTGCACAAGGTGGTGATTTATTTTTGGATGTACGAATTGGAGATACAAAACCTACGCAATCCGGAACCGAAGTTCCTAATAAGACTTATGACCCAAACACAAATTGGTTATCTAAAAGTCCAGATGATAAACTATCCGATGCAATAAAAGCAGGGAATCAAGCTGCAGCAGAAAAGAGAACCGACATTGAAACAAAAGCAAATCAGGCGGAAAGTTTAAAGATTGTAAAAAAAGTGATTATAAATAGAGGAGATGCTACTGCAACTGAGTATTACGATAGTGCAGGTAACCTTGTTGCAATAAAAAATAAAGTAATAGGTGAAGACGCTACTTGGAAGGGTAAAGAGGTAGAAAAAGCAAAAGCTTATGAGGAGCTAACAAAGTCAAAAGATGTTGTAGACGAATTAGATAAAAGATTACAAGCTAGAGAAACTTCATTTGCTAAAAACTTGGATAAAATTGATTTTTTAGTAAGACCAAATAAATCATATGAAATTGAACCAAAGAAAAGTTCAGTTTTTACCGGTGGTATCTTAGATGAATCATTTGGAGTATATTGTTATGATGACCCTATTTATTTTGACAAACTAAAAAATGACGCATTTTCAAATTATTTAAAAAAAGAGACTGGTAAGGGATTATTATCACCTTTGTTACCAATTACATATAAATTTAAAATATTAGGGTCTAGTGGACTTAGAAGATGGGATTGTTTTGTAGTTACAGGTATTCCTAAAAAATATTTATCAAATGGAGTTTGGCAGATTACTGAAATTGAACATGGATTATCTGGAATGCAATGGGTAACTGAAGTTACTGCCAATTATAGACAACAACAATAAACCAAAAAAAATAGTAATGGATATAAGTAAATATACGGTAATTCCAAGCGGAAGGGATGAGATTGATAATATTACTACTATAATTGTACATATACCAACTCCGGATGAGTTTGATTACAAAAGGGGTTTTATAGAAAGATATTTTGCTCAAAAAGTAAATGATCCTGACTCATTTATATATGAGATAGATTCCACAATATATCAAAATGTTTTAATAAGTCCATTTTATAAATCAATAATATTAAAATGGAAAATAAGCGGAGATGCCGATAAAGCTAGAGAATCAAATAAAGCATCAATAAGATTGGCTTCATCTGATATGAAAGCACTTATATTATATCTTCCAAATTATTTACAATTTCATCAACCTTAATTTGGTGGATTGGATTATTTTTCGTATATTTACATAAACAAACTTGGGGGGTGCCTTGGAATTGATTGTGATGAGAATGGTAGTATCACACGTAGACAGAAGTGCTAGATGTCTTTAAATCTGTACAAAACAATAACTGACGAAATGTCAACTATGACCTTTGATTCTATGATGGAATTCATTGGTGCATCTGAGTACGCATACGCTGCTTAGTTCATTCCGCATCACTCGTGGAACATTTAAATAGAAGTGAATAAAACGGAGCTCTACCTATCGGCTCTTAAAAACTGATAGGTTGGTGGAAAGCTGTACTAACCATACGGCCCCAATTATTTTGGAAAGTTAATAAGATTAAACTTTATCCTAAACGTGTAATTCGTTGGTATTACGATTACTTTGCAAGACATGGGTTCGAATCCCATCACCTCCACAATAATCCCATTCTACATTAATTTGGTAGTTTGGGATTTTTTTTGTATCTTTGTATCCTATGATAATTGTTGAGTCTATTGATGAATTAAACGAATTGAGTGTAAAGCTGGAGACCGAAGCTTCCATTTGGTATCCTATGTGGGTGGATAATGATAAGCACCCTAATAACACTCATATATCGTTTATATTCGTTAGAACCCAATCGGACAAGTATATACTACCACAACAACATACAGACGCTCTATCACTCTCTAATGAGCAAATATGTGGGGTACTAAATACTACCGGAGAAAAATGGGTATTTCAAAAGAAAAAGCTACTACAATCTTTTACGGATGTAAGGGAAGGCTTGAATGATGTTGACACTGCTTATTTCTTAAAGCATGGTAAAACAATAGACTACTCTCAACCAATACAACACTTAGTGGCTCCCTTTATTCATAAGGGTTACAAAGAGGACATCATTCAATCCATTCCCATTCTCAAATTGTGTGAAGCAATTGAAAACGAACTTGGTAAATCAATCAATCAGAAATCTAAAACTTATAATTGGTATAACGATATTTTTATACCAACCTTAGCCCGAATTGAACAAATAGGAATCCGTGTCGATAGGGAAAAATTTATTGATAGATGGCCACAAGCTTCCAAACAGCTTTCACCCGATAATTTAGTGTTTACGGAATATAATCCATTTACGGTGACAGGTAGACCATCTAATAGACATGGTGGTGTGAACTATGCCGCCCTCAACAAAACGGATGGTAGTAGAGAATGTTTTGTATCGGATGGAATTTATCTACAAATGGATTATAACGCATATCACCCAAGACTAATTGGTAAGTTGATTAAGTTCCATATGCCGGAAGGAAATGTACATGAATGGTTGGCTGAACAATATGGATGTGATGTGAACGAAGGAAAGGGAATTACGTTTCGTTTATTATATGGTGGTATTGATGATGATTTTCGCCAAATTCCATATCTTAATTCGGTAGCTGATTACATTGATAACCTATGGATTGAAACACAAAAGAGTGGATTCCTACAAACACCACATAGAGAAATTCCGTTGGATTGGATTGAACAGCCTAACCCACAAAAAGTATTCAACTATCTACTTCAAGCGGTAGAAACTGAAATGAATGTGGATAAGATGAGAACGATATTGGATTATATTAAGGGAAGTGGAATTACATTGGATTTATATACCTATGATTCGTTTCTTTTTGATGTTCCTACTGATGTTGACCCGAATATGATTAAGGATTTGAAGGATATCATTGAAGAAGGTGGTTTCCCGATAAAAGCAAGTTGGGGATTAGATTACGGAAAGTTATAACAACCATATTTATAGTATATACAAAAATGTGCTATAATATGAAGAAAATTTTAGTTTTATTTCCTTTCCTGTTTATTTTAATAAGTGGAGTAGCTCAAGATGTGGTGGTTTTAAAACATACCAATTACACATCGCACTATTCTAAATCAAAAAAATATCCAGTAATGGTGGAATGGTGGATTACAAAAGCTAAAGTAGGATGCCCAACTCCAATGGCTAGAAAGGATAATTTTAAACCAGACCCATTGTTACCAAAAGAAACAAATTTGGGAGCTGATTATGTGGGAAGTGGAACTGATAGAGGACATATGATGCCAGCTGCAGAAAATCTTTGTCAAACGGCAGCAATACAGGACGAATCGTTCTATTATTCAAATATGGCTGCACAGTATCATAGATTAAATGCTGGTGATTGGAAATCGGTTGAAACAATGGAAAGAGATTTAGCTAGACAACAAGATTCGGTAAAAATATGGTGTGGTAATATCGGAGTAGCAAAAACAATTGGTGTTGGTAAGGTAGCAGTTCCAAAACAATGTTGGAAAGTAATTTATATTGTAAAAAGTAAAGAATGGATGGCGTTTCTTTTTGATAACGATACATCTAAACCCGATGGGATACATAACAATCAAGTAGATGTAATTGATATAGAAAAACTAACTGGATTTAAATTTAAAAAATAATGACTTTATCAGAATTAATTAATGAGATATTGGTAGAATGGGCATATAGAATAGATGATGGCCAACCAAATCCAAATAACCCAAAGCATATTAATGAGTTATCAGCCGTTCTTTCCGAAATGGGATTGAATGAAATTAAACACGAATTAATACAAACTCTTACTGAAGCTGATGGTAAACAATTTACCAATCCAATTCTTAATAAATCAATTAAATATAAAAATGCCAAAGGTGAAGATGCCGAAGGTATTGTTGGTAACTTATTGAGATTACCAAAAGACCATCCCGGTAGAATAGCAGCAGAGAAATTGTTACCAGCAGATGCAGCTGAGAAAGATGCAGCAATGCAGGATTTAGGAAGTGAGAAAGATGGTAAGAGTGGGGAGTTAGCAGGTCAAAAACCAAGTGGTAAAGAAGATGAAGCTCCTCAAGCGGGAGGTGAAGAAGATAAAATGAAACAGGCAGCTGCCATGTTTGATCCTGAAGTGGACCCGGCTATGGCTGCTAGATTAGATAGAGAAAAAGCCGCAAGTGCTAAATTAGCAAAGACTGATAAAGAAGATGCGGCAGCAGATAAAAAAGCAGAAGATGAAACAAATCCATTAGATGCTAAGTTTAATCCAATAGAGGCACAAGACGTAGCAAAGGAAATGCCACAAGCTGACCCGAATGTGTTTGGCGGCGGTTCTGATATACCAGACGGAATAGATTCTGGAGATTTAGCTAAATTTAATACTGATATTCAAAAAGTTAAAAAAATAGTTGATGATGCAAAAGCTAATGGTGAAAAAATACCAAACATTAATCTTTGTCAAATAACTGTACCGGGTACAAACTTATATTGTGATGATAACTTAGGAATTCCAAGAGAGGAAATGCCACAATTCAAAGGTAAAGCAATTGCTGGTAGTAGAGCAGCAGATATGCCGGTTAATAAAGATGGTGAGGTAGATACTGAACCGGTATTTAAAGAAATGTTAAATCAAAAAGGTATTAAGGTTACTCAAACTGAAATACCAGCTGATAAATTAAAAGCAACTCAAAATGAATTAGTTGGTGCTAAAGTAGTTGGTATGTTAGGGACATTAGAAAAAGACCCAAAGAACCCAGACATTACCGCACCAATTTATGTAAGTAGAGATGGATATGTAGTAGATGGTCATCATCGTTGGGCAGCAATAGCAGCATATAACGCAGCAAATCCTGATTCTCAAATACAAATGAAGGTTAATGTAATTGATAGTGATATTAAGGATGTAATACCAATGGCGAATAAGTTTGCAGAAGATATGGGTATTGCGGCTAAAAAAGCAGATGCTAATAAGCCTGAGACAACTCAACCAATGGCTGCAGAATTAAAACCATATAATGATAATCCTGAATCAAATATTAAAACATTTAAAGGTGAATCATCTGGTATTGATGTAAAAACAATTCAGTTTGATGGAGGTGGCCAACTTTATGGAGTACCACATAGAAACGAAAAAGCAATAGATGATATTGTAAATCAAGTTAAAGCAACTATACCAAAAGAAAGATGGAAAGATATTGTATTTGTAGGTGAAGGTGGTAGAACCGGTGATGGTGGTGAATTACAATTTAATGATGAACAAATACATGCATCAGAAGAATTTAAAAAATTAGGAGCAAAAATAGATACTTGGGATGGTGATGAATTAGATGTACACACTCCGGAATCAAATTTATATAAGTCACAAGAAGAACAAACTGGTCTTTCACAAACTAAAATCAAAGCTGGTAATTGGGCTAGTATGATTGGACAGGGTGAAGGTACTGATACAATGAGTCCATCTAAATTTTTAGATGAGGAAGGAAAACAATTCTTACAAGATGCAGCTAAAGAAGCTGGATTCCCTCCAATAGAAAATTGGAATACTCCAACGGAGCAAGATAAAGATACATTATATAGATTGTCATTCCCAGACGATAATGGTGATACTGAAACAGAGGTTAATGATGTTCAAGTTGCATTTAATAGAGCAAGAGATTTAAACATTATAAAAAAGCAAAACGAAATATCTTCTAATGGAAAGATACCGGTTGTAGTTGCTGGAGATGGGCATGCTGATTTAGTTGATGATATTATAAATGGTAAAAAAGAAAAACCATCAGAAAAATTACCTGAACCAGAGCCTGCAGATGAAAAGCCAGGTGGAGTGATATATCCTATTGGTGGAAATTATTATTCAGATACTCCAGATGGACCTGCACAATATGTTAAAACTGAAAGCATAGTAAATGGATTTTTATTAGAGGGAGATGAAAAATGGTTGCACTTATTATTTGAAAAGACTGTAAATAAAACAACTCCAAGTGGTAAGAATGTTACTGTAAATGTAATTGAACCAAAAGACCAAACAAAAGCTACATCTAAAGCATCATCTAAGACTTCTAGTGTAAATTATGATGATAGATTGGAAGGAGATATATCAGCTAAAGTTGAACAAACATATAATACCGATTCTAAATTTAGTGAACCGGGTATGAAGCATGATGATAGAGTTAAGAGATTAAAAGCTATGAAAGCAAAGGAAATAAACTCTGTTAAAGTTGATGACATATATAAAGCTATGGGTGTTACAAAAGGAAAGGTAAAGTTTCCATCAAAGTATATGTCAGTTTTAGCAAATGCATTAAACTTTGCAAAAGGACCATTTACAATAACCGATTTAACTGATGCAGCTGGAGCTGGTACATTAGATTCTACATTAGGTGAATTAGTTACTTTAATGGGAGCTACTATACAAGATGAAAATCAAAGAAATGCATTTTTTAATTATTTAAGAGAGCAAATTAAAGCTGGTGGTAATACATCCGCATTAACGGCAGCATGGGTAAATTCGGCACAAGACTCTTGTGTAGCATTTCATAGAAAGATAGCAAAAGATTGTCCTGGTGGTCATGAAGTTAAAACAAACTTTTGGGATATACCATCTGAAGCCCAAGCAGCAGGTGTTAAAAACTATAAAAGAGATAAAGGTAAATCTACTGATATCAATACTATGGTTGATTGTATTAGTAAGGATGGTAGTAGAACTCAAAAGTGGCTTCAACCATCTTTGAAAAAAAGTAAAAAAGTAAACGCATTTAATTCAACAACAGGTAGAGTTTTTGCAACTACAGTATTGAGATGGGGTACGCCGGAAGAAAAAGCACAATATGCTGGATTTGGTAATGAGTTGGATTCTTATAATGGTCTTGAAGATAACGCACCTGCAGGCGATTATAAAATTACCGATAAAAGAGGTAATGAAAGACCTATGACTATCAAAGAAAGAAAAACTCAACTAAACAAAAGTATGAGAGAAATTGAAGATAGATATGAGGATAAGATACCAGCTGAAGCAAATCCAAAGCAAGCGGTAATTAGACAAGCTAAGTTACATAAAGAACTTATGGATAATCCGAAAGTTGTAGCTGAACGAGATGAGTTTTTAACGAACTATTTAAATATGAAGCCTGCCGAAAGAAAGAAGGTATGTGCCCAAATTGCAAAAGATTTAAATCAGAAAGGTGACAAATATACAATGGAGTTAATGAAAACTCTTGATACTTTAGCAGAATATGATTTATCAACTCCTGAAAACTACTCTGCGGCAATTGCTGAAATGGGTATTACTAGTTCAAAAGATGTTCAAAAATTGAATGTAGCTTTAATGAATGGTGTGATAAATACATTAGGAACTAACACAACTGTTGCTGGTTATAAGAAAAAACTGACTAAAAACTCACATGACCATTCTAAGGCAGTATTGGAATATTTAATACGTGATAATGATAACAAAAAGGCTCTTTTAGAAAACATATCAACCCAATTTCCATTAAAAGACCTTATGGAAGGTAAAGAGTGGGCTATTTTAGGTGAAAAAGGTGGTGGTATTAACTTAGATAAAGACACTATTACTAAATGTTTAGGAGCTGAAAAATTTGAAGATGTTGTTGAAAAATTAATAATTGTTGATTATAAGGGTGAACCTACATTAGCTTACGCTACCGATAACGGCGAACGTACAATACCTATTGGTGAAATAAATTGTAGACCTGATGGTATTATGTATGGTGGTAGTTGGAAATTAGAGTTAAGTATTCACGACGGATTTGCTGATTGTTGTAAAGAACATGATAAATAATGGTTTTTACCCTTCCTTTTGATTTTTTATATTTATAGGTAATAAAAAGAAACAAGAGGAAGAATGAAGACACAGTTACTTTGTACATTTACAACAAAAGAGGAGCTACAAAACACTCTACAACAAATTAGAGAGACTTATCATATAGTCTACAATTATATATACATACTACAAAACAAGTCCAATTTAGAGGAATTATTTGTAACATATAATATAGATACCGCTTTCCAACCTGAAACTCCGTTGGAAAATACAATCCTAATACATAGAAAGAAAGAATCTAATTCACTTTACACTATAAATGCTCTTAACGAATTAGTTAAAGAGGAAAATGGTGGAGTGTTAGATACATCTTTTGTCATCAATTGGCAGAAGTTTAAAAATTCAATCATATTAACAAACGCCGAAGGAACTAAGAAAATTCAGACAAGAGTTTTTGAGGTAATTGATTTCGGTGAAGGAAATAAAGAAGTTACGGAAGGACAATCTAAATAATTTTTATTATGTTATTAAAAAAAGGAGATAATAACGAAAACGTAAAGTTAATGCAACAAAAGCTGGGTATTGAGCCGGCTGTAACTAACTTTGGGCCTAAAACTGAAGCAGCTGTAAAAGAATGGCAGGCAAAGAATGGTTTAACTGCAGATGGTATCGTAGGACCATCAACTTGGGCAAAAATTATGGGTGAAACAACAACATCCGTACCAACCCCAGTAGCAGCTGCACCAATAGCACCAGTAGGTGGATTGAAATTAGATAAATTAAAAGGACATATTCCTGATGCAGTAATCGCAATGATTCCTGATACGGCAGCTAAGTTTCAAATCAATACTCCATTAAGATTGGCACACTTCTTAGCACAATGCGGACATGAGAGTGGCGGTTTTAGAGCAACACAAGAAAACTTAAACTATTCAGCAAAAGGTTTGAATGGTATCTTTAAGAAATACTTCCCAACTGAAGCAGCTGCAACTCCATATGCTAGACAACCACAAAAAATTGCATCTAAAGTATATGCAAATAGAATGGGTAACGGAACTGAAGCAAGTGGTGACGGTTATAAATTTAGAGGTAGAGGATATATTCAATTAACAGGTAAAGATAACTACACTGCATTTGGTAAATCAATTGGTGAAGATATGACAGCAAACCCTGATAAGGTAGCATCATCTTACGCATTATTATCAGCAGCTTGGTTCTTCTCTAAAAATGGATTACACAAAATGGCTGATGGTGGTGCTACTGATGCAGTTGTAACATCTATTACTAAAAGAGTAAATGGTGGAACTATTGGATTGGCAGACAGAATTAAACACTTTAAAGAATATTATCATTTATTAGCGTAATATTTGGTAAATTAATAAAAAAGTTGTATATTTATAGTATAAAGTAAAAAGAATGGTAAACATTAGATTAAAAGAGTTAGTAGAAGCTAACGTAGACCCTAAATTGGTAGCAAGAAGTAAAGAAACTGGAAAGTTGGTTTATTTCAAAAATGCACAAAACAAAGATGCGGCTATGAAAGCTGGTACTCACTTAGACCCTACAGATAAAAAAGGCGATGAACCTAAAGCAGATATAAAACCAAATGATATGTTTGGTGGAGATTATGCAAAAGATAGAGGTGGTGATGCTCCTAAAGATAATGATACAGCAGATTTTAATGAACCAAAAGCACGAAAGCAAATTATCAAAGATAGAAATAAATTAGTTCAGATGAATGTTGGCAAAGATGATAAATCTTTAGATTTTGCTATTAAGTTAATTGATATGTTATTGGATGGAGAATTACAAGCTCCCAAATCAGAACCAACTCTAAACATTAATTCTAAAAATTGGAAAAAAACTGATGGCGATGGTAGAATGAGTTCGGAATCCGCAGATGATGTAAGAAATTATTTAAATGATGTATTGGGTGTGGATGGTATGGCTGAAGTAGATTTTGGTAGTGGTAATATTCAGTATGGTTTAGCAGATGGTGAAAATAGTATATTTGTTGGCAATGATGGTGGTACATATAATGTATCATTTGAAGGACCTTCTATGGATTTAGATAAAATTGAACAATCATATAAATCATTCAAAAATCCAAAAGATGCATTATTATATGCTGGTAAATTAGCAAAAGCAAATAGGAAAGGATTAGAACAAAAGCAAGAATCAACGAAACTAACATCAATGATTAAAAAATAACTAAAAGGGAGAAACTAAAAATTCTCCCTTTTTATTTGGTAATATCAGGAATATTTCGTATCTTTGAGTAAATCTCAAACCCATATAAATGCGTAATTTGGTTATAAAATATACTTCAAAAAAGATTTGGAAAGTCCAATAAATTGTTGTATATTTGTAATCTCTTTATATTTATATACCTAGAGGGTGAAGGAAACTCACCTAAATAAAACCTTAAAACATAAACTCTTAAAACGTAAAACAATGGCTATTAATTTAGACGCAATCAGAGGTAGACTGAACAAACTACAGAGCACAACTTCAAAGAAAGTAGAACTTTGGAAACCAGCTCCGGGCAAACACACTATTCGTTTAGTCCCTTACAAATTCAACAAAGAGAATCCTTTTATTGAATTATTCTTTCACTACAACATTAACA